AGGAAATCTATAGATCAACTCTACAACCCTATAGAAACAAAGAAGGAGACACTCTATATCATCTAGATGCAGAATATGGAGTCAAGCATCCAAGTTTTACAAAGAGCTCTAAAGAAACTGCAGAGAAACTTAGCACATCTAAACCAAAATCTATATTTGGGTTTAAAGCAACTCTAGGAGTTTATAATGATTCTAAACAAGATTTAATGATACATCCTAAAGCAACTTCAGAGGATATTTCAAAAGCTCTAGAAGATAAAGATGCTGATATAAGAAGAGCTGCTATAATACATCCTAAGGCAACTTCAGATCATATTTCTAAAGCTCTAGGAGATGAAGATAGATATGTTAGAAAAGCTGCTATAGAACATCCTAAGGCAACTTCAGATCATATTTCAAAAGCTCTAGAAGATAAAGATGAATATGTTAGAAAAATTGCCATAAGACATCCTAATGCAACTCCAGAGCATATTTCAAAAGCTCTAAAAGATAAATCTGAATGGGTTAGAACAGATGCTATACAACATCCTAATGCCACTCCAGAGCATATTTCTAAAGCTCTAGAAGATAAACATGAATATGTTAGAATGTCAGCTATAGAACATCCTAATGTAACTCCAGAGCATATTTCTAAAGCTCTAGAAGATAAACATGAATATGTTAGAATGTCAGCTATAGAACATCCTAATGTAACTCCAGAGCATATTTCTAAAGCTCTAGAAGATGAAGATTATAGTGTTAGAGCAGCTGCTAAAGCAAGATTAAATGATCTAAAGAAATAATATAAAAATTGTATCATAAATATAATATATCTACATATCAAATTTTATAAAAGGCTCTTCTCTATGATCTCTTTCAAAGATTTTCAACAAATTATGCTTTTAGAATATCTAACTCCAGAACAAGAAGCTCAATATTCTAAGTATAAAATCTCTAAGGAAGCTAAGGACTCTACAGATCACTTCTTTGGAAAAGACTCTGATGTTGTTAAAGGAGTCTTAGATCCTTTAGAAACTCATCATCCACAGAAATCTGAAGTGCATCAAAAGATAGAAAAACATCTAAATCAAGAAATTCCTTTAGAGAACTACACTAAAGGTGTGACTAAGGATAGCTATGGAAGAGAGGTTAAGATAGGAAGACTTCTTAAAGACGAGAAACTTAAGAATGAATTTGCTTCAGATAACACTAGAGCAGCCTCTAAGAAAACTCTAAACCAATATACAACCTCTACACATAGAGGAACTCAAGTAGCTGGTCAAACAAACTCTGAACACTCCTGGAGTTCTCAGAGTTGCAAACATATAGAAACCGGAAGCAATAGAAAATATCTTCCTAAAGAAATCTCTAAAGGCACTGTTGTCCACTTTGTTCATGACGAATCTGGAAAGGAAATCTATAGATCAACTCTACAACCCTATAAGAACAAAGAAGGAGACACTCTATATCATCTAGATGCAGAATATGGAGTTAAGCATCCAAGTTTTACAAAGAGTTCTAAAGAAACTGCAGAGAAGTTAAGTAGTCCTCTGCCAAAATCTATATTTGGGTTTAAAGCAACTGAGGGAGTTTATAATAATTCTAAACAAGATTTAATGATACATCCTAAAGCAACTTCAGAGGATATTTCAAAAGCTCTAGAAGATGAAGATATATATGTTAGAAGAACTGCTATAGAGCATCCTAATGTAACTCCAGAGCATATTTCTAAAGCTCTAGAAGATAAAGATAGTGGTGTTAGAAGAGCTGCTATAGAGCATCCTAAGGCTACTCCAGAGCATATTTCGAAAGCTCTAAAAGATAAATCTGAATGGGTTAGAACAGATGCTATACAACATCCTAATGCCACTCCAGAGCATATTTCTAAAGCTCTAGGAGATGAAGATAGATATGTTAGAAGAACTGCTATAGAGCATCCTAATGTAACTCCAGAGCATATTTCTAAAGCTCTAGAAGATAAAGATAGTGGTGTTAGAAGAGCTTCTATAAGACATCCTAAGGCTACTCCAGAGCATATTTCGAAAGCATTGGAAGATGAAGATAGATATGTTAGAAGAGCTGCTATACAGCATCCTAATGCAACTCCAGAACATATTTCTAAAGCTTTAGGAGATGAAGATGAAGATGTTAGAGTAGCTGCTATAAGACATCCTAAGGCTACTCCAGAACATATTTCTAAAGCTCTAGAAGATAAATCTATAGATGTTAGATCAACCGCTATAGAGCATCCTAATGCAACTCCAGAGCATATTTCTAAAGCTTTAGAAGATAAATCTGTAGATGTTAGTTTTGCTGCTATAGCACATCCTAAGGCTACTCCAGAACATATTTCTAAAGCTTTAGAAGATAAATCTGTAGGTGTTAGAAGAGCTGCTATAGAGCATCCTAATGCAACTCCAGAGAATATTTCTAAAGCGCTAGAAGATAAATCTGAAGATGTTAGAAGAGCTGCTATAAAACATCCTAAGGCAACTCCAGAGCATATTTCTAAAGCTCTAGAAGATAAATCTGAATATGTTAGAAAAGATGCTATAAGACATCCTAATGCAACTCCAGAGAATATTTCTAAAGCTTTAGAAGATAAATATAGTGGTGTTAGATCAACCGCTATAATACATCCTAAGGTAACTCCAGAGCATATTTCAAAAGCTTTAGAAGATAAATCTGAATATGTTAGAATGTCAGCTATAAGACATCCTAATGCAACTCCAGAGAATATTTCTAAAGCTTTAGAAGATAAAGATGTATATGTTAGATTTGCTGCTATAGAACATCCTAATGCCACTTCAGAGCATATTTCTAAAGCATTGGAAGATAAATCTGAAGATGTTAGAAGAGCTGCTATAAAACATCCTAAGGTAACTTCAGAGCATATTTCTAAAGCATTGGAAGATGAACATAGTGATGTTAGAGGAGCTGCTATGCTAAAACTTAAATAATATAAATACTATAAATATATAGATAAAGGATTAAACAAAATGTCAATTGATACATTTATTGCAAACTTTGCTGGTGGAGCCAGACCTAACAGATATCGAGTTATTATAACATATCCTGCTGCTGTCGGATCTCCTAATATTAGAGATGAGATTGTTTGCAGAGCAGCAAGTCTTCCATCATCTACTGTAGGAATGATTCCAGTTCCATATATGGGACGTACTATTCCTGTCCCAGGAGATAGAATATTTGAGGACTGGACTGCAACATTTTTTAATGATATATCTATGTCTCATCGAAATATTTTCGAAAGATGGTCAAATTTAATCAATGCTCACGAAGGAAATATTCAAGGCACACCTTCATACAAAGACCTTTTAGCTACTATTGATGTATCTCAATTAGATAGACAAGATAATGTAATTAAAACTGTTAGAGTTTTAAATGCTTTCCCTATAACAGTTACACCAGTCGATTTTGCATATGATGCTAATGATATTGTAAGTGAATTCACTGTATCGTTTGCATACTCTCATTGGGAAGATGTAAATACTACAAGTTAAATATAAATCCTATAATACTCAATTATAAAAAGATCCTTTTAAGGATCTTTTTCTTTATAAATATATCATATCAAATTTTATAAAAGGCTCTTCTCTAATGATCTCTTTCAAAGATTTTCAACAAATTATGCTTTTAGAATATCTAACTCCAGAACAAGAGGCAGAATATTCTAAGTATAAAATCTCTAAGGAAGCCAAGAACTCTACAGATCACTTCTTTGGAAAAGACTCTGATGTCGTTAGAGGAGTCTTAGACTCTGCAGAAACTCATCATCCACAGAAATCTGAAGTGCATCAAAAGATAGAAAAACATCTAGGAGCATCCATAGATATCGAGAACTACACTAAGGGAGTGACTAAGGATAGCTATGGAAGAGAAGTTAAGATAGGAAGACTTCTTAAAGACGAGAAACTTAAAAATGAGTTTGCCTCTGATAACACTAGAGCAGCCTCTAAGAAAACTCTAAACCAATATACAACCTCTACACATAGAGGAACTCAAGTAGCCGGTCAAACAAACTCTGAACACTCCTGGAGTTCTCAGAGTTGCAAACATATAGAAACAGGAAGCAATAGAAAATATCTTCCTAAAGAAATCTCTAAAGGCACTGTCGTTCATTTTGTTCATGATGAGAAAGGCAAAGAGATCTATAGATCAACTCTACAGCCCTATAGAAACAAAGAAGGAGATACTCTATATCATCTAGATGCAGAATATGGAGTTAAGCATCCAAGTTTTACAAAGAGCTCTAAAGAAACTGCAGAGAAGTTAAGTAGTCCTCTGCCAAAATCTATATTTGGGTTTAAAGCAACTGAGGAAGTTTATAATAATTCTAAACGAGATAATTTGATGCATCCTAAGGCAACTCCAGAGCATATTTCTAAAGCACTAGAAGATAAAGATAGTGGTGTTAGAAAAGCTGCTATAAAACATCCTAATGCAACTCCAGAGCATATTTCAAAAGCTCTAGAAGACGAAGATGCTAGTGTAAGAGCAGCGGCTATAAGACATCCTAAAGCAACTCCAGAACATATTTCAAAAGCTCTAAAAGATAAAGATTGGGTCGTTAGAGCAGCGGCTATAAGACATCCTAATGCAACTCCAGAGAATATTTCAAAAGCTCTAAAAGATAAAGATGATGATGTCAGAGCAATTGCTATACAACATCCTAAGGCTACTTCAGAACATATTTCTAAAGCTCTAGAAGATGAATCTAGTGACGTTAGAGAAGCTGCTATAAGACATCCCAATGTAACTCCAGAGCATATTTCTAAAGCTCTAGAAGACGAAGATAGATATGTTAGAAGATCTGCTATAAAACATTCTAATGTAACTCCAGAGCATATTTCTAAAGCTTTAGAAGATAAATCTATAGATGTTAGATCAACCGCTATAGAGCATCCTAATACAACTCCAGAACATATTTCAAAAGCTCTAAAAGATAAAGATGAATATATTAGAAGAGCTGCTATAAAACATCCTAAGGCAACTCCAGAGCATGTTTCTAAAGCTTTAGAAGATAAAGATGATGATGTTAGAAGATCTGCTATAAAACATCCTAAGGCAACTCCAGAGCATATTTCTAAAGCTTTAGAAGATGAAGATGAAGATGTTAGAGAAGCTGCTATAAGACATCCTAATGTAATTCCAGAACATATTTCTAAAGCTCTAGAAGATAAATCTTGGACTGTTAGAAGATCTGCTATAAACCATCCTAATGTAACTTCAGAGCATATTTCTAAAGCTTTAGGAGATGAAGATGAAGATGTTAGATCAACCGCTATAAACCATCCTAATGTAACTTCAGAGCATATTTCTAAAGCTTTAGAACATGAAGATAGATATGTTAGAAGATCTGCTATAAGACATCCTAATGCAACTTCAGAGCATATTTCTAAAGCTCTAGAAGATAAATTTGAATATGTTAGAGAAGCTGCTATAAGACATCCTAATGTAATTCCAGAACATATTTCTAAAGCCCTAGAAGATAAATCTGTAAATGTTAGAAGAGTTGCTATAGAACATCCTAAGGCAACTTCAGAGCATATTTCAAAAGCTCTAGAAGATGGAGATTGGGTTGTTAGAGAAGGTGCTATGATACATCCTAAGGCCACTCCAGAGCATATTTCTAAAGCTCTAAAAGACGAATCTGAATATGTTAGAAGAGCTGCTATAAAACATCCCAATGTAACTCCAGAGCATATTTCTAAAGCTCTAAAAGACGAATCTGAATATGTTAGAAGAGCTGCTATAAAACATCCCAATGTAACTCCAGAGCATATTTCAAAAGCTCTAAAAGATAAAGATGAAGATGTTAGAGGCGCTGCTATGCTAAAACTTAAATAATATAAATCCTATAATACTCAATTATAAAAAGATCCTTTTAAGGATCTTTTTCTTTATAAATATATCTACATATCAACTTCTATAAAAGGCTCTTCTCTAAATGATCTCTTTCAAAGATTTTCAACAAATTATGCTTTTAGAATATCTAACTCCAGAACAAGAGGCAGAATATTCTAAGTATAAAATCTCTAAGGAAGCCAAGGACTCTACAGATCACTTCTTTGGAAAAGACTCTGATGTCGTTAGAGGAGTCTTAGATCCTTTAGAAACTCATCATCCACAGAAATCTGAAGTTCATCAAAAGATAGAAAAACATCTAAATCAAGAAATTCCTTTAGAAAACTACACTAAAGGTGTGACTAAGGATAGCTACGGAAGAGAGGTTAAGATAGGAAGACTTCTTAAAGATGAAAAGTTAAAGAATGAATTTGCCTCTGATAACACTAGAGCAGCCTCTAAGAAAACTCTAAACCAATATACAACCTCTACACATAGGGGAACTCAGGTGGCTGGTCAAACAAACTCTGAACACTCCTGGAGTTCTCAGAGTTGCAAACATATAGAAACAGGAAGCAATAGAAAATATCTTCCTAAAGAAATCTCTAAAGGAACTGTCGTTCACTTTGTTCATGATGAGAAAGGCAAGGAAATCTATAGATCAACTCTACAACCCTATAGAAACAAAGAAGGAGACACTCTATATCATCTAGATGCAGAATATGGAGTCAAGCATCCAAGTTTTACAAAGAGCTCTAAAGAAACTGCAGAGAAGTTAAGTAGTCCTCTGCCAAAATCTATATTTGGGTTTAAAGCAACTCCAGGAGTTTATAATAATTCTAAACAAGATTTAATGATACATCCTAAGGCCACTCCAGAGCATATTTCAAAAGCTTTAGAAGATAAAAATGCTGGAGTTAGAAGAGTTGCTATACAACATCCTAATGCAACTCCAGAGCATATTTCAAAAGCTCTAAAAGATAAAAATGCTGGCATTAGAATGTCAGCTATAGGACATCCTAATGCAACTCCAGAGCATATTTCTAAAGCTCTAGAAGATGAAGATAGATATGTTAGAGGAGATGCTATACAACATCCTAATGCAACTCCAGAGCATATTTCTAAAGCTCTAGAAGATGAAGATAGATATGTTAGAAAAATTGCTATAAGACATCCTAAGGCCACTCCAGAGCATATTTCTAAAGCATTAGAAGATGAACATGGATATGTTAGAAAAATTGCTATAGAACATCCTAATGCAACTCCAGAGCATATTTCAAAAGCTCTAAAAGATGAAGATGAAGATGTTAAAATATCTGCTATAGGACATCCTAATGCAACTCCAGAGCATATTTCAAAAGCTTTAGAAGATGGAGATTGGGTCGTTAGAGTAGCGGCTATAAGACATCCTAATGCAACTCCAGAGAATATTTCAAAAGCTCTAGAAGATAAAGATAGTGGTGTTAGAGCAGCTGCTATAAAACATCCTAATGCAACTCCAGAGCATATTTCTAAAGCATTAGAAGATGAACATGGATATGTTAGAAAAATTGCTATAGAACATCCTAAGGCAACTCTAGAGCATGTTTCAAAAGCTCTAAAAGATGAAGATGAAGATGTTAGAAGAACTGCTATAAGACATCCTAATGCAACTCCAGAGAATATTTCAAAAGCTCTAGAAGATAAATCTGAATATGTTAGAGGCGCTGCTATAGAGCATCCTAAGGCTACTCCAGAGCATATTTCAAAAGCTCTAGAAGATAAAGATGCTAGTGTTAGAAAAATTGCCATAAGACATCCTAACGCAACTCCAGAGCATATTTCAAAAGCTTTAGAAGATGAAGATGGATATGTTAGAATAGCTGCTATGCTAAAACTTAAATAATATAAATCCTATAATACTCAATTATAAAAAGATCCTTTTAAGGATCTTTTTCTTTATAAATATATCTACATATCAAATTTTATAAAAGGCTCTCTAATGATCTCTTTCAAAGATTTTCAACAAATTATGCTTTTAGAATATCTAACTCCAGAACAAGAGGCAGAATATTCTAAGTATAAAATCTCTAAGGAAGCCAAGGATTCTACAGATCACTTCTTTGGAAAAGACTCTGATGTCGTTAGAGGAGTCTTAGACTTCTCAGAAACTCATCATCCACAGAAATCTGAAGTGCATCAAAAGATAGAAAAACATCTAAATCAAGAAATTCCTTTAGAGAACTACACTAAAGGTGTGACTAAGGATAGCTACGGAAGAGAAGTTAAGATAGGAAGACTTCTTAAAGATGAAAAGTTAAAGAATGAATTTGCCTCGGATAACACTAGAGCAGCCTCTAAGAAAACTCTAAACCAATATACAACCTCTACACATAGAGGAACTCAAGTAGCTGGTCAAACAAACTCTGAACACTCCTGGAGTTCTCAGAGTTGTAAACATGTAGAAACAGGAAGCAATAGAAAATATCTTCCTAAAGAAATCTCTAAAGGCACTGTTGTCCATTTTGTCCATGATGAGAAAGGCAAAGAAATCTATAGATCAACTCTACAGCCCTATAGAAACAAAGAAGGAGACACTCTATATCATCTAGATGCAGAATATGGAGTTAAACATCCAAGTTTTACAAAGAGCTCTAAAGAAACTGCAGAGAAACTTAGCACATCTAAACCAAAATCTATATTTGGGTTTAAAGCAACTCCAGAAGTTTATAATAATTATAAACAAGATAATTTGATGCATCCTAAGGCAACTTCAGAGCATATTTCTAAAGCTTTAGAAGATAAAGATAGTGGTGTTAGAGGAGCTGCTATAAGACATCCTAAGGTTACTCCAGAGCATATTTCTAAAGCTCTAGAAGATAAAGATGCTGGCGTTAGAATGTCAGCTATAGAACATCCTAATGCCACTTCAGAGCATATTTCTAAAGCCCTAGAAGATAAAGATTATAGTATTAGAACAGCTGCTATAAACCATCCTAATGCAACTCCAGAGCATATTTCTAAAGCTCTAGAAGATGAAGATAGTGGTGTTAGAAAAGTTGCTAAAACTAGATTAAATGATCTAAAGAAATAATATAAAAATTGTATCATAAATATAATATATAATAACACTTCAAGGAAATATTGTAATGAATTTTGACATTTTAGGTTGGAAGTTTAAAAAAACAGATAAACAACAGGAAGTAACTTACAATGACCCTTTTATTCAAAAAACAGATGATGATGGAGCTTTCATTGTTACTCCTGGATATTATGGTCATAGTTCATATCACATTAACGTTGATCAAAAATTTGATTCCGAAATCGATTTAATTAGAAAATATAGAGAAATTTCAGTTCATCCTGAAGTTGATTCTGCTATTAACGAAATTGTTAATGAATCTATAAACGGAGAAGAGGGAGTTTCTCCAGTATCTATTGTTTTGGATGACATAGAAGGACTTTCAGAATCTACTAAAACTAAAATTAAAGATGAATTTGATTACTTATGTTCTTTATTACAATTAAATAATGAATCATATGATCTGTTTAGAAAATTTTATGTTGATGGAAGATTGTATCATTATATTGTAATAGACAAGAATAATACCAAAAATGGTATATTAGAACTCAGATATATACCTTCTATACATATTAAAAAGATTCGAGAAGATGTCACTTCAATTGGTCCTGGAGGGATAGAACAGACAGACTCTTCACAGGAATATTTCTTGTACTCTAAAGGATGGGCCCGCAACGATAAAAAATCAGCTATAAAAATATCAACAGATTCTATTTGTTACATTCATTCAGGGTTAGTAGATGAAGATAACAGCTTAGTTTATGGGTGGTTGCATAAAGCTATTAAGCCTGCCAATCAACTAAGAATGATGGAAGATGCTTTAATCATATACAGAATTTCAAGAGCTCCTGAAAGAAGAATATTCTACATAGATGTTGGAGCTTTGCCCAAAACAAAGGCTGAAGAATATATTAAGTCGCTTCAAAACAAATTTAAAAATAAATTAGTATATGACGCAGTTAATGGCGAAGTTAAAGATTCTAGAAGCACATTGTCTATGATGGAAGACTTTTGGCTTCCTCGGGGTATTAATGGAAAAGGAACTGAAGTTGTAACATTGCCAGGAGGGCAAACTTTAGGTCAAATTGATGACATTGAATTTTTTAAAAAGAAATTATATACATCTTTAAATGTTCCTGTAGGGAGAATCACTTCAGATCAAAATACTGCTATTTTCAGCACAGGAAGATCTGACTCCATATCAAGAGACGAAGTTAAATTTAATAGATTTATAATGAGACTGCGTAAAAGATTTTCTAAATTGTTTCTTCAATTGCTCAAAACTCAACTAATATTAAAGAGAATAATATCACCAGATGATTGGCAAATATTGGAAGAACAAATTTCGTTCGATTATCAACAAGATACGTTCTTTGCCGAGCTTAAAGATTCTGAAATTTTAAAAGAGAGATTAACTACACTTCAAATGGTAGAACCTTATATAGGAACATTCTTTTCTCAAACATATGTTAAAAAACATATATTAAAACAAACTGAAGATACTATAGAGGAAATGATTAAAGAAATTGAAGCAGAAGGTATAAATATTAGTCAAGAAGATAACCTTAATCAAAAGTAATAAAATTATAAATAACATTAAATATATGAAAACATTTAAACAATTTATAAAAGAACAAGAAAATTTGTCTCCTGATGTTTTTATAGACGAAGAAGGAGAATCTTACTACATTGAAACAGATGGTCCTGAATTATTGACAGAACGTAGAATTAAAATTCGTATTAATTCCAGGGGTGTAAAAACAAAAAGAATTATATGTGGTCCTGGCAGGATCTTACAAACTATAGGTAATCGCAAAGTATGTGTTGTTCAAACAGGATCAGCGAAAGCTAAAAAACGAATAGCTATTAGAAGAGCTATTCGAACAAAAAAAGCGAAGGGGCCTGGATATATGAGAAGAATCAATATAAAGAGGCAACGTGCAATAAAAAGAAGAACAAGCATGGGAATACGTCCCGGTCAATAAATTTACAAAGGAATATAAAATGGATAACATCATTCATAGTATTATAACCAAGGATTACATAGCAGCAGAAAAGCAATTTCAAAAAGAAATTTTTGAAAAAGTTAATATTGCTATTAATGATATTAAATATAAAGTTTCAAAATCTATTCTAGAGTCTACTAAACGTCCGATGGAAGAACAAGATGATGACTCTGATGATGATAATGATAACGGAATAGATGATGAAGAAGAAATGATAGATGAAATTTCTAAGAATACATTAGGATCATATGTAAAGAAAGCTAAAGATTCTTATGCTTCTAAGACTGTGGATGTATATAAAGGAGAAGACTCTAAATCATATCCATCTCAAAGAAAACGCGGAAAATTTATAGATAAAGCTGTAGATAAACTTGCGGATGAAAAGGAGTAGAATAGTATGAAATTTCTCACAGAAACTGTAGAAAATGTTCATGTTGACATTCAGGAATCTAGTATTCCTGGTGTTAAAGATTATTTCATTACTGGTGTTTTTATGCAATCAGGAGTTAAAAACAAAAACGGAAGAATTTATCCACCTGATGTGTTAGTAGGAGAGATGAATAGATATATCACAGAGCAAATTAATACAAAGAGATCTGTTGGTGAATTGAATCATCCCAATGGTCCTAATATTAATCTTGACAAAGTATCTCATATGATTACTGATCTTTGGGTTGAGGGTAATAATATTTACGGAAAAGCTAAGATTCTTAATACCCCACAAGGACAGATTGTTAAAACACTTATAGATGAGGGTGTTCAATTAGGTGTATCAACAAGAGGGTTTGGTTCTATCAATGAAGAAAGAGGAGTAAAGGTAGTTCAAAAAGACTTTCGTCTTGCGACTATTGATATAGTACAAGATCCTTCTTGTCAGTCGGCATATGTATCAACGCTAATGGAATCAAAAGAATTTTTTGTGGATGAAGGTGGTAATATTAGAGAAAGAGACTCTTTAATTATAGCAGAGAATATTTCATCTGAACCCTCTTCAGATGAAATCAGTGAAGATGAAATTCTAGAAAAATTTGAAACCGCTTTGAATGAAATTTCTAAAAATGCTCTAGTAAAATATATTAAGAAATCTGCTGGTGATTTAGGTGTGGCTGCTCAATTACAAGGAGCTCACTTGGAGATACATCGTAATGCAGACAACTATCATACAGCAGAATGGTCAAGACGTAATGCTGAAGATTTTAGCAGAATTAGAAGAAAACGTCAAAAATGGCTTTCCAAAGCAGTAGATAAACTGACAGATGATGATTAACAATTAGATGAAATATCAATAACTATAAATAATTATATAATTTAGGAGCATATTAAAATGGTTAAAACTAATACAAAAGAAGATATCTTAAAAAGTGATGAAGGAATCAGATCTATATTTGAATCAGCCGGACTTTCTGATGAAATGTTGGAGAAAATAGAAACTTTATATAATGCCAGCATCTCAATGGCTTATACAGAATTAGAAAATCTTACTGAGCAATATTGTAATGAAAGAGTTGAGGAATTAGAAAATCTTGCAGAGCAATACTGCGACGAAAGAGTATCTGAAATTAATGAATCTGTTTCTCTGTATATGGACTATATTACAGATCAATGGGTAGATGAAAATCAAGTTGCTATTGAATCTGGTGTACGTCAAGAAATCACAGAGGCTTTTATTAATGATATGAGAGCAGTATTTGAAAATCATAATATTGAACTTCCTGCTGATAAAGTAGATCTATATGAAGAAGCACAAAAAGAAATTGCTCAAATGAAAAGTAAAGTATCTGATCTAACAGAAGCTATTATGCAACAAAAAGCTATTATTCTAGAATCTACTAAAAAAGACATTACTAGGGAATTAGCCGAAGGTATGGTAGATACACAAAAAGATAAATTTAATCAATTACTTGAAGATGTTGATGCTAATTCAGCAGAAATATTCAGAGAAAAAGCACAGTACATTAAAGAATCTTTCTTTAAAGATGTTAAATCTGTTGAAAAAGATTCAACTAAAAAAGTAGCAGATGATTATAAAACATCTTCTGCTAAGAAACGCTATGCTAGCTTTATTACAGAATCAAGCAAAACAGAGTAAAAATTTTAATTATATAAATAATTATAGATAACAATTAATTACAAGATTTCTTAAAAGAACACAAGGAGAACTAAAGAAATGGAAAAACAACTTATTAGTGAATGGGTAGATGTGCTCGATGCTGAAGGAGTTCCTGCTATTAAGGATCCTACACGCAGAGCAATTACTGCTCAATTACTGGAAAACACAGAAAGGTTTTTTAGAACCGAATCTGAAGCTAAACAAGGATACAAATCACAAATTAACGAAGCTAATGACGTTTCTAATGTTACTTCTGGCGTTGACTATGTAGATCCTGTATTAATTAGTTTAGTGCGCAGAACAGCACCTAATCTTATGGCTTATGACTTAGTAGGTGTTCAGCCAATGAACGGTCCAACTGGTCTTATATTTGCTATGAGAGCCATGTATGGTGCTCAAAAAACTGGGCCTTTTGGTAAGCCTGGGGACGCTCGCAACGGAACATTTGATGTTGATACAGCTGGTCTGACTCAACAACAACAATGGGCTGAAGCAGGATATGCGACTGACGAAGCTTTCTATAACGAAGCTAATACTACAAAATCAGGTACAGGTACACAAACATCCAATGGCGCTCAAGCATATTCTACATACAGTGTAGGTACAGGTATGTCGACTAGTGTCGCTGAAACTCTTGGTAGAGGTCAAACAGGAGACGGTTCATGGAACGAAATGTCGTTCACAATTGAAAAAGCTGCTGTTGAAGCTAAAGTTAGAGCATTGAAGGCTTCTTATAGCTTTGAACTTGCACAAGACTTAAAAGCTACACATGGTCTTGATGCTCAAACAGAATTGGCAAATATCCTTTCTACAGAGATTACTGCTGAGATTAACCGTGAAATTGTTAACACAATCCGTAAAGTTGCTAAATTAGGTGCTGCTGAAGCTACATATTCTAATGGATCTCTTCTTGAAGATACTAACGGAGTAGTATTAACAGCTGCTGGTTCATTTGATGTTAACAAAAACTCTGATGGTCGTTGGTCAGCTGAGAAATATAAATCTCTTTTGATTAAAATCAATAAAGAAGCTAATACAATTGCAAAAGAAACACGTAGAGGTCGCGGTAACTTTATCGTTTGTTCTTCTGATGTTGCTTCTATTCTTGACTTAACAGGCAAAATGGACTATGCTCCTGCTATTGATAATAATTTGACAGTTGATGATACAGGGAATACTTTTGTTGGTGTTCTTCAAGGTCGCTTCAAAGTATATATTGATCCATATCTTGGATACGATGAAGTGATTGTTGGGTTTAAAGGAGCTTCTCAAATGGACGCAGGGTTCTTCTACTGCCCATATGTTCCTCTACAAATGACTCAAGTTATTAATCATGAAACACATCAACCTAATTTAGGATACAAAACTCGTTATGGTATGGTTGCTAACCCGTTCACAACAATGACACGTAATAGTAACGTATACTACCGCAAGTTCTATATTACAAACCTTTAGAATTTGTAATATTAAATATTATCTAAAAGGGGCATTTAGCCCCTTTTTATTTGATTATTTTTGTTTCTAAAAATTTTTTGAGATTTTTGAGATTTTTTAGTTGAACACTATGATGCCTGCTTGTTTTAAACATGTCTTCATAGGGGTCATTTATATCATAACCGAATCCTATTAAAGTAGGCCAATTAATATGAATGTCTCTAAGTTCACGTTTTGTTCCAAACCATCCTTTTGTACTGTATTCATAGGTCATTAGTATTGATTCTATTTTACTGCTAATAATCTGGTATGTTAATATATGGGAAGTATTATATTTTTTTCCTAATTTATCATTTGAATCAAACTTAGCATTGTATTTTAGTATATCTTTAAACGATCTGGGGTTGAATGGTTGAACATTTATGGAATATATTGATGAACATGGTACATCGTCAGTGATTTGAGTTGTGATAGAGCTCTTGTCTATAAAAACAACCTTATATAGTTTTTTACGTTGTATAACAACATCTTTTATTTCTATTGAATTGTCTATATAATTTGTCGAAGACATGGATATAACCTCTTTATTCTTAGCTTATATCTGTATTATATATGTAATGTTGTGTTAAATCAACTTAATTTTTTCGTAATTCTATTTTTAATTCAGATAATATTTGTGATATATAATCTTTTTTAACAATTTTTATCTTGCGCTTATTTTCATTTAGTGTTTGTTCATATGATAAATTGGAAACAGGGGATGTTGTTACAGAACTTGTCCAATCACCATCAGAATCTTCATAATGGTGTATTGAATATATATTTTCTACACCATATTTATTTGATGTATATTGATAAATCTGATCGTCTGACATACACCATCCGGTATACAAGTCGTCTATATCATTGACCATTAGAATTATCCAATACAGTTGAGGATCCCCATAAATTTCGTAAGCCATCTGCTCAGGAGTTTGTTCATTTTTGATATGATTATATTCAAATAACACAAAATTACTTTTAATTCTATTGACAAAATCTACACGAATTGCTATATTGACTACATCATTTATTTTAGGATATTGGGAAAATATTCCTGTCATACAATTATAACCCTGGTTTTGTTTTAGTTCTTAAAGATGTTTCTAGAAACGACAAAGAAAGTGTTATCTGAGAAGCTCTTCCGTCTTGCATTAATTGCGTATTTGATTGAGAATAACTTACATTAACTCCTTGACATACACAATAATCTAGTACAGGTAACCCTTTCGTATTTTTAAATTTAATGCCAAATTCTGCCGGAAAATCAAAGAATATATCTGACGATTTTTCTATATCAGGAAGAGAATTTGTAGCGAATGTTCTAATTATGTTTTCAATTACATTAGATTCCTGTTCAGAGTATGGGATAAATGTCCAAGACCATTGAAATGATCTTGGTTCTATACCATTAAATAATGCTTGCTTTTTAGGGTTAGGAGTTTGACTAAAAAGTCTTCTATTTAAATCTCCCAGACTCAAACTATATGCTGTTTTTAAAAGAGTTAATGCTCCTTCTTCAACATCGTTAGCTCTTGCTACTTCTCTAATTCCTTCAATTGTTCTAAGACTCGTCATCTCCCATGATGGTTGATAATTATTCTGAATATTATCAGGTAGAGGTAAGTATACAGTATTTAATACAACTGGAGGCTGTTCACTAATTTTACCTGAAGGATCTACTGTTGCAATAGGTTTTCCTGAAGACGCATCTTCATCTTTTATAAAATTTCTAGTTCTAAATTTTATAATTTCAAACGACATGTACGGAAAGTTATTTTCCGCTTTATATCCTAAATCTAGAGGAAATCTTATAGCCATTGATAGCCTTGTATAATTTGAGTTATAATGTATTTATCAATACATATACTATATTAGTTTGTAAATGTTTCGTCTAATCTTCTAAATTGTAGAGATACTACAAATTGAGATAGTGTATTCTCTGCTGCATATGATCTGTCTGAAGGGGATATATTAGAAGGGAAACATTCTCTCATGATACATTCGTATACAATTTGATTTTTTATATTATACTGAGTTATTTTAATATCTTTTTTAATTGTATCGAAATAATTTAATCTTCCTGTAACAGGGTCCATTATATTAGATACCCACTCTGAAAAATATTTTCTCTCATCCATTTTTTCAGATTCGTAAAAAGATAAAGTACATTCTGTAAATGTTTTTCCACTAGGAACAAACGTGGGAACTCCAATTCCATATTTTCTATGAGAAGCCATTCCGACATTCAATCCTGGAATTGTTACTTGAGAACAATTAAATGTTACATTTCTAGAAGCATCAGGAACTATTGTTGCTCCATAATTGCCAACTATACTAATGGTATACCTATTAGGTTTTGTGAAATAGCTCTGATTTACGTGAGATATAATATCATTGATTCCTGTCATGTTTACTAATTTCCTCCTATGGAATTTGACCATATTCTAGAATTTACTTCTTTATTAAACCTTTGAACAGGAAGGAATACAGTTGCTTCCCATTCAGTATGAGGGATTTCAATAATTCTTGATGCTATATGAGTACTTAAATATCTTTTATAACAGGGTTTGAATAAAACATATTTGGGCATATTTTTAAGAATTTGATAAGTCATTCTTAAACGAGTATTATCTGTATACTTTTTGTTACTTCTTAGATCCATTAGTCTATCTAAAAGGATTGCTCTAGCTTTCGGAGGTAAATAGTGAAGATTTATTCCTTCCCATCCTCCTTCTCTAAGACTGACTAAAAATATCAAAGGAAAAGAATCCCAATAAGGTAAAGTATCTTTATTCTTTGCGTCGTATTGGTAAAAATACATGCGCCCTAAAGCAGGCATTCCGTTTTTCTTTTTTCCGTGCTTCAGAATTTCTTTACGAGCATCGGATCTATTAATGCTCTGAGCTTTTGTTATAAACCAATTCATAGAGTTCATAGCAAAAGGTTCTAGTCCTTTTTGTCGTGCTAATCTCTCAAATCTTTGTGTGATTGTTTCATACTTTTCTGTCATGTGTATATTTATTGTTTATTATACTGAGGTTTAATATGTTTTTCAGTTAGAATCTTAAATTCTATGTTATTTTTCGAACACCATTCTCTAGCTGCTGCCCATTTAGCATTGTTGGTAATCCATGTAGTTGTTTCGAATAACATAGTCTTTTTATTTTTTTTAGGTTTTGGTTCAATTGTTTGAAGGTAAGGTTTAACTTCTATTAACATTTTTTTAACTTGCGTATTTTTATCAATGTATTCTATAATAAAATCTGGAAAATATCTGTGATGTTTTTGGTCTAATTGATTATAATAGCTAATGAATATTTCTTCACTTGCCCATTTTAATATGTTGGGATTTTTATCAAAATATGACATCAAGTTGCGCTCCAACAGAGATCTATAAATTATGTTATTAGGGTCTCCTGAATATTTTTGAGGATTTTTCGGATAAAATCTGCCAGATTTTGCATTATTTAAAGCCATAGTCATATTTATTAGAGGTTTAGAATTAAATCTGCCATATAAATATCTATATGACAATTCTCTCTGATATTTTATCAAAAAATGCATTATATGTTCCTGAAAATACTGATATAGAATATCATAAATCTCATATGAGCATTCTTATGCAACAGTTGAAAAGAAGAACAAATATAGAGCAATCCAAAATTTGGGACTACGTTGCTGTTGAAAACGATCCTTGGTTCTCTCGAAGATACCCATCAAACTCAAACAAGCTTAATAATATTATGAACAAGTTGACATTGTCTCAACAAGCGTTAACAGGTACTTTAGCTCAGTTACATTTAGCTAAAGTTTATAATTTTATACCTAAAAATTTCTTAGATATTATCAAGACTTATACTAGATTAGTAGATTCTTTTCATTACTCTCTTCCTACAATAAATCAAAACATACCTTTTAGAATGATAGAACAAGCTCTTGTATATGATTTGTTATCTTATTTTGACAACGGATCAACAACATATACTGATATTGTTGACATGGCTATTTCGATATCACAGAATTTAGAATTGTTTGATAATATAAAAACAGGAAATTTAAAATCTGTTTTATCGTTACCTTTATCAAAATTCTTACCTAATCAATTTTCTTCTATATTAGATAGTTTATCATACATTGATTTGCTAGATCAAATTTTTACAGATGATACAGATAAGAACAATTTTAATGTTGCTGTTGTTAACATATTAGATAGTTATCAAGATTCAACAACAGGAGATTATGTAGATTCATCATATGAGCAGTTCACGATTGGTTATGGCGATCCTCTAGGAACAATAACACAAGAATCTCTGATGAGTGATTTGTCTTCTAATTTATTTACACAAATAAATAAGGATCTATTAGTAGTATATAATCAATATAATATATCACCATCAAATCAAACCCAAATAACAAATACATTAATACAATCTTTTCAAGATAATATAACAGAGGATATATTAGATTCAAATATATTATTACCATCTTTAACAGATTGTACTAATATCATTACATCAAAATCAAATAATGATATAGTAACATCAGTTAAAACCTCTTTCGTTTTATTTCAAACAGAAATTTTAAAAAGAATTCCTGAAATAGTTCAAACATCAGATTCATTTGACTATCTAATTAATATTAAAACAAACTTAGAAAAGAGAGATAAGTATTTAAGATCAGGGGCATCTAAAGATAGAATGTATGATATTCAATCATATATCAATAGTGTGACAGTTCAAAATCTTTCAGATAAAGAAATAGATATGTTATATATAAAAATTAAAGAAGTGTTGAAATTATAATGGACGGATTATTTGCTGGTAAAAATGGATTTGTTTGGTGGTTCGGTGTTGTAGAGGACAACAACGATAATCTTGGTATTGGGAGGTGCAAGGTAAGAATTCATGGATGGCATAATCCTGATGACGTAGAAATTCCCACTGAGGATCTTCCTTGGGCTTGCGTAATAACTTCTATAAACAATGCGGCTGTTGGTGGAATAGGAACTACTCCTATTGGACCCCAGCCAGGATCTAGAGTATTTGGATTTTTTATAGACGGTGAAATTGGACAACAGCCAATGATAATAGGTACTCTTCCGGGAGTTGCTGTATCAACTTCTCAGAGAGCCGTTGCTGAAGGATCTACTCCTCAACAACCGTCAATTTTAGATTATATGACAGGATCAACATTTACAAGAGAGGGAGATTGTCATGATGGATATCAAGTTGACACTACATCTTCTCAACAAACTCCTGTAACAACAGGTAGTTCTAATATCAATAAAAGCGAGTGGAGTTTACCTTTTACAGGATTTGTATCTTCTGCATACGGGGAAACGCAAAGAAGAAGTCATAGAGGAGTTGATATATGTCCTGCTGGGTTCTTTAAGCAAACTAGCGCAGGAGCACCTCATGTAGGAGGAATTTTAAGAGGTCCTACTGGGCTACCTGTATATGCTGCTGCTGACGGTAGAGTTGTTTATATATGGAGGAAAAGTAGAGGGTTGAGAGGGTCTCCTACTACATATGATAAAAATAAATCAGGATCTAGATCATTTGGTAATGCTATAGCTATTCAACATACATTATCAACAGGTTCATTTGTTACAGTATATGCTCATCTAGGTTCTAATCAAGATCCTTCATTAGATAGTGATACGTCAGGTATTATGGTTTCGGTAGGAGATACTGTCAGCAGAGGGCAGCAAATTGGTACTGTAGGTAGAACACATGTATGGGATAGTTTAACTCATCTACACTTTGAAATACGAACAGGTACTGGTTTACCTGCTAATCCGAATCATATTAATCCAGGAGAAGTGTTTCCTCAACTTTATCATAGACACAATAGTTATAGAAGTTGGGTTGATGCTCAAAATTCATATAGTGTGTCTCCTATATTTGATCCTAAAAAAGCACCTGTTATTGCTAGAGGACTTCCTGTATGAAAAAAGTAGATATTGATATTAGATCAAACGTCCCTGAATTGTCATATGGAACAGGTCAAGGGAAATCTGTAGATATTAGATCAGCAAGACTTACAGAAATTACGACAGCAGATGATAAGATTGTTATAACAGAGCCTTCATCACAATCTCATTCCCAGTATCCATTTAATAAAGTAGATCAGTCTATATCAGGTCATATAAGAGAGGTTGACGATACTCCGGGAGCTGAGAGATTAATGGAGATGCATAAATCAGGAACATATCAAGAAATTCTTCCTGATGGAACTAAAATCACTAAAATATTTGGAGACGACTTCTATATAGCGTTAATTGATCATAATTTAGTAGTGGGAGGGAATCTTAATATAACAGTTCAAGGAGATTGTAATCTTTTGGTTAAAGGTAGTATGAAAACTAAAGTTGATGGCAACTATAATTTGACTGTTAATGGTAACATGACTACGAGAGTAGAAGGAAATGAAGTCCATTATGTGAAGGGAGATATTGACTATCAAACAAATTCTAACTTAACTATTAGAGCTCAACTAAATACTAAGATTGATGGAATAGGAGACGTGGATATACAATCGTCTAAAAATTTTATAACAAGATCTGTAGATACATATAAAATATATAGCGAGGGAAATATTCATATTGATACACAAGAGAAATTATATTTAAATACGTATTATATTGACCCTGGATTACTGAATATAAGAAATAATGATCCTACTAAAGGATTATCAGTAGCAGGTTCTGTATTCATACCTACGAGTGAAGTTTTATTGAAATTAAGAGTTGATGATAAAATGATTTTAGGATTGAACAATTCTGTTACATTAACAGATCCTAAAGATAGAGGGTTATTTTAATTTTTTCTTATTTAAATATTTTATCTAAATATATTTACCCAATTTCATCACAACATGATGATTATAATCTATAAACCCAAGTAAGGCAACATAAAAATGAAATCGTTTAAAGAGTTAAGAGAATCCTCAAATCCATCTATGGTTCAAACAACAGTAGATGCTAATATTATCAACAATTTAGTTAAATTTGCTCAACAACTTTCAGGAGCATTTCAACCTGATATGATTTTAATAATCAATAAAATTGAGAATGAACTGAATAAATTTGGTTTAACGCTTGGAGATGTTGATGTAGATACTCCATTTGAAGATTCAGGAACAGACGATTATGTTATCCAATTTTATGCAACTAAGGATCCTGTTAAAAATGTATTTTTAACACTTTCATGGAGAAAAATATCAGGGAAGCAATTTGAATATACACAAGAAGGTGCTAAGCTGATACACGATGTACATTTGATTGTAAATATTACCGATCCTGAAGA